CGGGCGGCACGCCGCCCGTAGACTCAAAAACCTGATCTGGAATAGGTGCTGGCCCCGTACCACCCGTCATCGCGGGAGGAGCCATACCCTGCGGAGGTGCCCCTTGAGGTGGTCCCCCCTGAGGGGGAGGCCCACCCTGCGGAGGCATCGCAGGCTGCTGTTGCACCAAAAACTTTTCAGGGTTCTTTACCCCGAATCCGTACTGTAAGACGTAGCGTGCCAACTCGGCAGGATCAACAATCAGCCCCACCAACGGGGCCATTGCGTTCATCAACGAAATGGCCTGCTGGCGTCGCGCAGTCTCGTTCAAAGGCTGTGTAGAACCCCCCTCAACCTCAAAGTCGTATTCTCCAAGAATATCGTCCCGTGTGTATGCAACAAAGTGCTTCTGGTCATCTTTGCCTGTGATGCGAACCATCTGATCGCGGGTCATGTACTGCTGCATCAACTGAATAACCCGACGGCCAACCTCGCCAATGCAAATTTCGACCATAGCCAACTTGTCAGAAGCGCGCGCATTGCCTGCGTCAGCGATAATCGACGCTTCTGTCGCTGTGCGACGGATTTCAGGCATCTGTCCACGAGCATATTCGGACACACCGCTAACAGTGTTTATATCATTTTCGATCATCGTAGAATGGTTGTACATTTCGGGTGCCAAAGGCACCTGCGGCAACGGTACAACAACTTCCCCCAATGGCCTGTTCTCATCCACAACGGGGACGAACCGTCCGTCGTCGTCGGATTCCAACGCTTCTCGGCCTTCAGGGCCGAACGAACGCTCGTGATACAGGTATTTGCGTGCATATCGCTTACGATGGTTGACCATCTGTGTGCGGGTCTTGTTCAACTCTTCCTGTAGCGACTCCATCGCCTCCAAGTCGCCCATCGGGTAAAATGTGTCAGGAATGTCGTAATTGCGAATCAAAACGAACGGATGCCCGAAATTATACGGCATCGGGGTAGGATCAAGCAAATAGTCGTCCGCACCCTCGGCACAAACCGAAAGTAGCCCCTCTTCCAAGTCATAATACTCATATAGCGTCACACGCTCAATCAGGTCAGAATACTGGTCACGCTCGTCATCATTTTCCCAACGAACCTTCAAACCAGAATCTGCCTGAAGATTCTGCCGCACACCCTTACGGAACCGCTTATCACGCCGAACTTCTTCAATCGGACGCACAATTCGTTGCGCAATCCATTTAGCATCTTCCAAACAAGTCGCTTCAGGGTCGATAAACATGTCAAACGGCGAAATGCGCTCCACAAATGGCTGATCCTCCACAATTTCCATCTGAGTAGACGGAATCGACGCCATAACGTCGTCATTGGTTGGCAATTCGCCCGCAAGATCAGGATTATCAACTGCATAGGCATCAATTTCATCAACAGAAGCCCTGTATTCGTCGTCTACCTCGTATTCTGATCGCTGTCGCTCCTCCTCAACGAACTTCCAACCCACCTTTACCCAACCGTGGCCGATAATCAAAAAATCTTTAACTGTACGACGAAACGGCTTACGNTAGTCGTGATGACGCCACATATAGTTNATAATTGCCTCAACGAAGACGGCGCGGTCGCTATCGTCTTCCCTGTTGGCAACAACAGTGATCGTTGGGTGGTTCACTGCGACAGATGGAGCAATCACGTTGATCGTAGAAAACGCCATATTGATCGAAATGCGGTCATTGGGTGTACCAATACCGCCCGACTCCCAATACGTCTTCCCACGATACAAGTCGATCATGCGGCGCCACTTATCCTCATAACCCTCGTCGTGGCGCCAACGCTTCGCCACCTCCAAGCGTTCCTTAGTGTTCTCGTAACGCTCTGAACGGCTCTTTCGTGCCATAACCTACACCCAACGTCGCCCAACGTACACGGGGTCTTTCCCCGCTGCACGCGCTTCCGATAGTAACTTCTGTTCGCGCTGCTTCAACGTCATATGTTGCTCATCAGGTGGTAACTGGGAGCGGTAACCGCGCCCAGTCACGACCGTCAAACCAAGCAATTTCTGACGCCACTCCCACAAGTCCTGCAATTCGTCGTCGGACAGCGGACCCCGCTGCCCGACAACGTAATCGCAAAACTCTGTATAGGAAGCGTCAGCAGGCAGAATCAACGAACAGCAGAGTCGGGCTGCTTCGAAGCAGGCTCAACTTTGCCCGTCTTACCGTGCTGGTTCTTAGGCGTCGAACGCGGACGAGTCCCCGCAGCCTTATCACCACGGTGAGCCTTATCCTGACCCAAACCGACAGTGGCCTTCTGCGACCCGCCCGGTCGGGCGGGACCGTTGGACAGCATCGACGTATTGCCCAAAATGGGCTTACCGCCTGCACCAACGTCATTGTACTTAGCCATTCGGCCAATTGCCATAGGACTCTCCTTTGTTCAATGTGTCCTACAAGAATGATTACGCTGTCCCACGAGACAGGTAAGTACCAATTGTATCATCCGTTGCAACCCCCGACGGGAGTTGCCTCATCCACCAATCAAACGTCCACGTATCATCCACATGCTGCACATACTCGGGCACATACGCAAACTTGCGCATCTGATTCGCCACCGCTAACGCCATCACCCGATCATCATACGGCGAACCAGACATCGACCCACGATCATTACGTACAAACGTACGCAACTCCGCAATCGTAGAATCACAATGCAAAATTAGTTCATCATTCTTCAAAGCCTTACCCAAGTCATCAATCATCAACGGCTTCGACGTACGTGTCGTCTTCCACCCATACTCCTGCGAAATACGTTGAGAAGACGTATTCAACGCCCGCCGACGATACATGTTCGGATACCCCAACTGACGCAACACCGTAATCGTCGTCAAACCATGATTGTTGGCCTCAACACAGCAAAGAGCGTTCCCGTACCACAAACCCAAACGATACACCTCAGTAGCCAACTCATCAGGCGGGATACGTCCATGCCAAACAGCGACCTGCTCCCCCTTCTTCGCATCAATAACCTGAATACACGAATAATCGCCATGCCCCAACCCCTCAGCAGTATCGACACCCAAAACATACCCCGACCAACGCTCAGGCTGCTCCCACACCGTCAACATCGGAACTCCAAAACATTTTTGGACGTTTCATGGAGGTAACCGTCCACACCCTGTCGAACATGCACACGCATATCATTAAGAACGTCAAGATCGAATACAGGATTACCAGAACGAACAAATGCGTCCTCGGCACTCGTCGGATACTCCTGCGCGAGTTGCCACGGCAACATCGAACTCTTCTTACCTTCATACCAAGACTCATCCCTATCCTCGGAAGCAGACCACGGAAAAAACATAGCATCAAACTGATTGTTCCCCGTAGACGCCCCCACCCACAACTGATGAAAAAAATTCCCCGACCCATTAGCAGTAGACAACCCAATAATACGGCCACCCACATCGGCAACAGGCTCAATAGACGCCCACGCCTCCTCAGGGTTCGGCAGGAACGCCCACTCATCCACAACCACCAACGTAGCAGACTCACCACGCGCAGGGTCAGATGCCGAAGGCATCGACGTAATCTGAGAACCGTTATCGAACCCCATGCGTTGCTGATGATCCATCAACGACTGCGGACCCCGCTCAATCATCCACATCGGCAAATGCTTAAACCCATACTTAGTTTTACGCAACAACAAAATCGACTCCCGCTCCGTACGCGACAAATCGATAACGTTCTGATCGTCGTGAAAAAACGCCAACCAAAACTGATGCGCAGACACCAACGTCGTCCACCCAATCTGACGAGCCTTCAAAGTCAACGAATAACGATTACTTTCCCACCGACGCAACGCCTCAGACTGCGCCCCACGCAACTTGAATAAAATACGGCCATGAGCAGGATGCGCAATATGCCAATAATTTTCCAAAAAATAGATTTCGCTGCGTCGACATTTACGCCACTCAGCCTCCTGCCTCAGTTCCCCCAGCCGACTCATCGAAACAACTCACTCTCGCCAATGGCTGGGATTATCGTCCAAAAAGCGTTCATAATCGCCAACCTCACGCAAAACAATAGTCACACCTCCAGACGAAGAGTCTGGAGAATCTCCCCTAACGGCCACTAGAAACCCGCCGACAGCAGCAACAAGAGCAGCAATCGCACCGATAACCTTGGCTGCATTCCCGCCATCTACTGGCAAGATTCACAAATTTCGGGATTTTCCAATCCGCAGGACAACACCGCACAGGACAACACCTCATCTGCATCCTCCCACTCTATCTCATCTTCAGGAATCACGATACCGCCCTAAGACCAACAACCTCAGACTCCAAAGCATCAGCCAACTCAGAATCAGACATCCCAGCCACCTCACGAGCATCATCAACAACCAAACGCCGCTTCGGCGTAAACTTCTCCACATACTGCAAATACAAAGACGCAGCCTTAGTATCCCCCGCCGCCGCCCGCTGCCAAAGAGCATCTACGACGCTCTGAACCCTTTCAGGGTTAATGTTTAGTTCGGCAGCGAGTCGGTCCCATTCACGAATGAATCGTGGGTCGCGCTTCCATCGGCGTAAGGAGTCGCTGTGGACTCCGTTCGCCTCCGCCCACGCTTTCTGCGTGGACGGTTCGCGCTCTGGCCCCATTAGCAGCCAGTCTAGGAAGTTGCGCCATGCAGGCGGCATGACTTGTTTGCCTGTGTCTGTGTCTGTTTTCCAGCCTTTGCCGCCACCGTTTTGTGCCATGTTAGCGGCCACCACGACCCTGACGCCTTGCACGCGCNTTAGCCGCCGNAGCACGACGGCNNCCGCNNNAGTCTGCNTTCTNNGCCGCGCTTTACGCGTTCCACGCGCTACCGTATTAGGCGTCTTACCACCACGGCTACGAGAACGCTTCGCAACCCTACTTCCTGTTCTACTTCTCGGCATATGAAACCCCTTTCCTGATTGTANGCGCAGGTGTCCCAAACGGGCATTGTACCAACCCAATGAACAAAAATGGGACACTTCAACCCATAAGTACTTGGTACTGAGTAAACATTCCCCGTCGCTTCCCAGCGACGGGGAATGGTACTGAGTAAACAACCAATATCGCATACAAGCGCACAAACCCCCCACAGGGGGTTCTTTTTTGCCCAATCTGCCCCTCCATATCTATACATACAACAGATCCGCGCGCCCGCCCCCGAAGGGGGGTGGGGATGGGGTCAGGTGTNCGTGGGGCCGGTGCAACGTGTGTGCATGTGCGCGCATAGGTGAGGCTTTGACCAGCAGTTTCCAGCCGTGCGTGGTACTGCGCGCGCATAATGCGATCACGGTACTGCGGGTGGCTGGNAGCGAATCCAACCGATGCCGAGGGGTCGCTCCCTTCCATCGGAGATGGAAGGGAGCGTTTAGTTGGCTGGCCGAAACTGGGGGCTTTTTCCCCCCCTCAACTTGTTGAGGGGGGAAAAAGACCCCACCCCGAAATTGGACCTTGGAGGTTCAGCGATGATGACCGTAACGATGACGAATGCCCAGCACAAAGCCCTCGTGGCCCTGCTGGGTACGCTCACCGTCTCCGACGACGAGCAGGTGGTCGACACTCCGTCGATGACCAACCAGCCCACCACGAAGGCGCCCAAGGCGAAGGCACCTGTGGACAAGGCGGCGAAGAAGGCCGCAAACAAGAAAGCGTACCGCCAGATCAACGGGTTCCTAGGTGCGGCGACCACGGCCATGAACGAGGGCGACGCACCCAAGTGTGCAGCCGCCATCGGCAAGGCTGTGGCAATCGCCACGGCGAAGGGCTGGGACCACGAAGTGACACGCTGCCACGAGGCTGCTACGGCCCACGGGCTCGCCTAGCCTGAGCGGAGTGTGGGTGTGGGTGCGGACCTGCGGGTCCGCACCCATGCTTGTGTCCATCTGCGGG